GGGCAAGTCGCGGTGCTAAACTATCTAGGTAATTGAGCCAGCGGGCACTGATGTGGGCAGGAGGCTGCTCCTCTTCCTCTTCAGAAAGAAGAGCATCCAGCTGCGCATCAGCGGCCTCTGACTCGAGCTGTGTCACGTCATCCGTAGCGTCTAGGTCGAGATCGGGTATTTCACCGCCCTCTATCGTCATTTCAGGGTTGTCTTCAACTTGCTCTCTAAGAGAATCATACTGCACATCAGCAATACAATCCTCAAATTCAGCAGCATCAACAACACCTTCATCAACAACAGAGGGTGGACCTGAGAAGAAACCCGGTCCGAACTGCAAAGGATCACTTTGCGGTTCGGACCGTTTCTCTTCATACAGGGTTTTAAACGAGTCTATCCGGGCAGATACCTCCTCATCCGATAGTAGGGATGAAGTGGTAGCTGGACTGACAGCACCAGACGTACTGGGTATACTCGTCAAGTCGGATTTAGCAGCAAGAGCTCTACGGAGCTCAGCTGCTTGCTCCGACTTGAGGGGTATAGCCAATGTCGCCTTTCCTTTGTGGGTCTCAAACGCGCTCTTCTCAGCAAACTGCCGAGGATTGCACGAAAGACACTCACATTTCACGGTACCATCAGCGTTTCGCAGTTCATCGGGTACCCCTGCGGCATAATCGGCACGCGAGAGTTGTGTGGCCACTGCAAGATCGATAGTTCGATCCTGCAGTAGCTTCGACAACGAATCTCGCAAACCGATTATATCGTAGGGGTCTGTGTCCTTTTGAATTCCAGTGAATCGCTCAATGCTGCGACGAAGTCCTACAGACTCCGTCTCAACATCATTGATCTTATGCTTGTAGATATCCCAGAATGCATCTAGCGTCAGGCCAGACTTGAGTACGTTTCCATTGCGTATGTTATAAACATCTATAACATACAACTCTTTCACGAACTCAGCCTGTCTGATACCATTTGCAGTTCTGTAGGCAGCCAACTTAGCATGATCAATCTTCTGAGTAACACTATCCGCAAATAGGGCATTGCATCGAACTTCGATAGCAATGTCCCATCTGCGGAGGAATGCCTCAGGGTGGGTGATCGACTGGGGTTTCGGCACTTTGGTATTACTGTTAGCAATAACAAAGCGACTGTCAAAGTAGGTGTTCTTCTTGTCCGCGAGATCAGCCATGTGTAAATGAAAAGCAGCTTCATTTACAACACGGATGATCTCGAGGACCTCTGGGTTCTCCTTACTCTTCGAATCTACTGCTTGCAGAATATCATCGTACTTGACAATGGGTTGGTTATGGTAACCTTCCCAGTACTCGTTCTCACAACTTCGTGTAAACACGAAGTCGGAAGGACTAGCACCTGTCGATACAAGATACTCTGAAAACAGTA